CCTCTCTCTGGGCAAAGCCCAAAAGGTAAGTAGGGTTTTTGGCCCGACTCACCCTGACCTAGCAACAACGGTCAGGAAACTGGGCGCTTCACAGCGTTTCCAGTAGTAGCCTCGTCTTGCGACGGAAGCTCGGTGTTGGAATCCCCTCTCGGATATGTACGGGGGCCTCACGGCCTTCTTCAATCCGATGTTGCATTGCAGGGGTACTCCCTCGCAGCGCTAAGAACATCTGTGCATGCTGACTACGCTTACTTACGTAAAAGTCGTCATCAGGCATAGACCGGCTAGAAAACTGCCGAAGTCGATAGCGCTGGAGCCCATGGTCGTACTCATCCAGTCTGCGCACGTCATAAAAACTGACAGGCACAGTAAGGCCCGAGTCATCGGGCCCCTGGAAGGGTCGTACCGTGGAACGTGCTGTTTGCGGCATCAGGTACCAGAGCGCCCACCATGCCCCCCAAAGGGGGAAGGGCGTGCGATAGTTGATGCCATTGGCAACTTTCACAAGTTGCCGGTCAGTGTTCGGGAGTTGATCCAGAACATATGGCCGCACGTTTACACCGTCCCAAAAATCTGCTCCGCAGGACTCCCGAAAGGGGCCGAACACAAACGTTTTGTCTGTGTTCGTCCTCACTCCCAGGAATTTTAACCACTCTATAAGGAGAAGAGCTACTCGTTGCTCAACGATTAAATCATCGCCGAATACGCCATAGGTTCTCGCACGACGGCCAAACTCAGCATAGCATGCTTCTATTGCTGCTGAGTAAATGACCATCTGAAGTGGGAAGCAGAACCCGTTCCCCATACTGACGAACAGCTCGTAGGTACCGTGGAGGGTTTCATTGCCTCCAGGGTCCAACTTGCAACGCCAGTGTGCAGACCGCGTGCGGTTCATAATATCGAACCAGCCCGGGGCCAGGGCGAACGCCGTACGCACCATTTCAGTCGCAAAACTCTGCGAGCTGGATTTTAAATCTATGGTGGCTAACGGCACAGGGTTGTCTAGCAGACTCGCGCGTTTAGCAAGCCGCTGGTTCCGGGTTTGATCCCGGTGATTTATCCAGGGGCGAGCCTTGCGCAACAGGTCGGCGATTTCTTCGCCGATACCTCGTTGTACCCATGCGTTTCCGATGGGTTCCGAGGCAGTAGTCCTGTGAGTCCTGACATTTTTAGGAACAAAATCAATTTTGTTGTAATCGGCCCTCGTCACCCACCGACTAATTTCCTCACGGAAGTAGTCAGGGTCAACGCACACTATCTCCCGTTTTTGCTGGAGGAAGAGCGCGCGGAACTGGTGATGCTCCCAGACAGCGGAGCTAAAAGGCGCCATAGCTGCTTCAGAACAGGTTATGCGGTCAAACTTCGCATACGGGTGGGTATTATCACCCCCCGCCCCGACGCAGCTACCAGGACCAAAGTCACACTTCGCAGCGATCGCCGAAAAATCCGGCGAAGCGCCCAGGATGGATGCGATGATTCGCTGCATCCGACGCATGAGCCGCTCATAAAGAGCGTTTTTATGCTCAAACCGCACTTCACCAGAGTTCCACATCCGATTCCCAAGGATACGGAACTTCTGATTAGTGCGCCTGTTGCGATGTTCATCTGCCAATAGCGTCCCAAAGGCGGCCTCTCGTAAAGAAAGGTCCATCCCCGGGATCGGCAGTTTTTTGAACAAGTGTTCGACTTGACAGGCGGCATAGTATTTCTGCCAATCCGCATACTGCTGTGGCGGGCCTGCCTTCGTTCGAGCTAAGACGGCTTCCCAGTCCCTAGCGCGCAATGCGCCAAGAACCGAGGGAACATCGCCGTCCCAGCCGACGTCCTGGACTACTCGTGCAAATAAGGCATACAAAGCCTTCTCCCACTGAACTTCGGTGGGATGCACGGCGCTTGACCGCTTTCGCGGTCTCACTCTGATTCGTTTGTCAGACATGTTGCGACTCCTCGTCTTTTGTCTTAGTTCAGGTTACCGAATATAAGGCAATACTAGTGTCAGCGTCATAATGATCGCTAACACTATTATCATGGGCGTACTATTACCCATGATAAACCTTTCCGCCCTTCACGAGATCCACAAAAGCAGTGGACGCCACAAAGGAACGGAAGTCGGCAATGACGAGGTCGATCGCAGCATCGTCCGATCCAACCGGGATAGAACTGCTTGCCCGGAGAACCAGAGGCCAGTTGCGTTCGCCTACAGCGGACATCTTGTTCAGGCGAAATTCGCCCTTCGACGTACCATTAAAACTGGCGGTCGGAACAGGATCCGTGCGGCCCAAAAGAGCCGTAGACGGGAGTGCAGCGGTAGACGAGGGATCACGGTAGGTGACAGATCCTTTCGAGGATGCATCATCGATCGTGTAAGCACGGGTGTTAATTGTAAGTGCCATTTTGTAGCTCCTATAAACGGATGGAGCGGGAATAACCCGCTGAAATTCCTGCTAAGGTAGATGCAAGCAAGGCCACTGCGTCCGCAACCCGAAGGCTGTTTAGCTGGACCCTTAAGGTCGGCGTCTTCACAGACGGTAGACCCGTGGGAGTACGCGTTTTGCTTGTATAGAACGCGTATGCCACTGCACTTTGTGGCTGGCTGTCATAGGACCAGTTGGTGGTTTTGTTAACCCCACCAACATTCACGGTATTCTGTGACGGTGAACCCCACGACACTGAGTGTATAGTCTCCGAAGAGACCTCCTCAGTAACCCAGCCTCCGATGACGTTCCCATGAACATCCGCGCGTAAAGCACGAATAGTCTCTGAGAGGTCAAAGAACCAGTCCGCCACGAAACTCAGTTTAGTGAGCTCGAAGAAGACCTCGGGCAGCACTGATGGGTGCAAACCCAGGCGCGTCTGGAGAGAATCAAGGATAGGCTCATAAAGAAACCCAGCCTTGAATCTGCCGGTCACAACCGTCTGTGAAGACAAGTTGATTCCGGGGTACATGGTAGCAGGGGCGATCGAGTAATTCCTGATCGTCGAACTGTTCCACCCAGTGGCACCTCGCGCGGTTAAACGCGACGGCTTTTGCTTAGCCGAAAGTGCGTTAACTACACCTTGGATGTCGTAAACTAAGGGCATTACCCCGTAGCGCAGAGTCAGGTACTCGGTTGCAAGGCCAAGTCCTGCTTCTCGACTCATACCTTTCGGATTTCTCCAAAAGTTGTATGCCAAGTCTCGCAAGCCTGCAAAACGGCTATTGAGAGCAAATGCATATTTGCCGATCATGGCGACAGTTTGGTGAAACTCTGCCAAACTGACCAGCATCAACGCATCTGTCTTAGCAATATCGGAAAGCGCTGCGTTATACGCAGCGTCCCGCAGGGCGGCGTTAGCCGTCCGGGATTCCGAAATAGCAGCAAAATCCGGTCCAAAAGCATTCTCATACGTGAGCCCAGGTAGGACCCGCCACATCGCACTTCCATAAGTCAGAAGTGTGTCAGGGCGGTACCGAAGGCACGTATTGCTGGTGGACTCGCCGCTAAAGAGACCTTCCGCCCGACGAGCTACACAGGGCTGATCGCGCATTATACGCGACTCCCGAGTAGTTTCGAAAGGGTTGAAGAAGGTTTCACCATTGGCACGACGCATGTGGAAATTGAGAATCTCCACATCTTTCGTCACGACAAAAGGGTCGTTATCAGCAGTTTTCCAACTGTAGGGTGCGAACCCACCGCTCGCAAAGCTGGATTGAACTCCAGCGAACGTTTGGTGGTATCCGTTACCTGAGGCGGGAACCGCGATTTTTGTCCCTTTTTGACGCGTACGTGTGTACATGGCTTCGCTCCGGCTAAGTTGTGTAGAGGGAATTACTTCCCAGAGAGGGCCTTGCGG